AACAGATCAGATCATGGAGACGGATATTCACTGTCTGGAACTTCGTTTTGCATCTACGCGACTGCAATCACCACAGATGGTGAAGGCCATGATGCATTCGATTGATCAAAGCGGTCAGCTCACGCCGCTTTTGTGCGGCTATGGCAGAAGGCCCGTATGCTTCTTGTATCGCCGCTGCCAGTTTGGGCAGTAGGTCTGTCGCGGCGATCTTACCTAGAGCAAGCTGCTTAGAGAATGCTGCCGTAGTGAGCCCCATAGAGTCGGCAGCTAATCGGAAAGCTCCCGGCAATCGCTCGCCAAGTTGTTGGCGCATCTCCTCAGACGACACTGTGCCCTTGGAGATCATTTGCTCCAATGCCTTCATTGCGCCGGCTACTTGTACTGATGTGAGCCGTAGTGCTACGCCCGCAGTATTTATCGAGCGGAATACGTTTTCTACCTGTGTGCCCTGTAGCGACGTGCCCCTCGCTGCCGCTGCCAGTTGAGCATAGCTGGCAGACAGATCATTGAAGGCAATGCCTGTTCTCTGTGACTCAGATATAATAAGATTAAGGGACGCTTGCGCGTCAGTAGTCGCAGCAGCGAGAATGGATACAGTGCGCTGTAGCTCTATCGCGGCCGGTATTGCCGTGGTCATGGCTTTGCGAACAATGCCTACCGCAAGTCCGACGCCAATGGCTGCCGGCCCCATTGTTCGCAGGGCGGTGGCAAGTGCAGTAAGTCTGCCGGCTATAGGCCCGAGAGGGCCTTGGAAGATAGCAAAGAACCGGGACGAGTCGGTGGTAAGTTTAATCAGCGTATTACGCGTGGATGACAGTTGGTGTTCTTGTTTCTTCCCAGCGGCGGCGGCCCCTTTGGATGAGCCCGATAGTTTAGCAAAGGCTCTGGCCAGCAGGCCGGCCTTGACCGTCACTTCGCTTATTGTGGCCGCCTCTTTCTTTGTCGCGCCAATAGCTTTGAAGCGCGCTATGGTCAGGCGCTCTTCTGTCGCAGCAAGTTTTGCAAACCCGCCCTTTGCCGCTGTGTTCGCGGCGGCCGTTTCCCGCGCTTTGCGCAGCTTAGTTATGGAGGCGACCTGAGCTTCATTGTTTGCTTTTATCTTCTGGAGGAACGCGGCCCTGTCTGCCAATACAGTTGCATTTGCTTTAATAGCTTCGGTAGCCGCCGACCGGCGGGCCGTTGCCAGTCCCTTCTCCGCCGAGACTAGCTTCCCGAATCCGGACGACTGTGCCGCCTTACGGAGGGCTTTTACCTGCGCCGCGTTGCCTGCGCTAATGGCCGCAGCCAATGCTTTACGGGAGGCGGTTCTGCTGCGATCCTCGCCAATGGCCTTAATATTTTCTTGCTGCCGAGTAGTGCCCAACCTCTTCTCGCCGTCCACGAGAATCTTGAACCTTTCTTTCTGTGCAGCTATGGCTTGGGCCTTACGTAACTTGATGGCCCCTGAAACAGCCTCGTCGTTACTTAGCTTTACAGAGGCTTGTAGTCTTTTATGTCCTCGCTGGAGAGATGCCAGTCGGGCGGCCTCGGCCCTGCCTGCTACTTCCCGGGCTTTCTCTGTTGCAACAACAGCAGCCTTGGCGGCCTCCTGCTGCCCGGCAATGGCCCGACCTATGCCTGCTTGTCCGGCTTTCCGCACAGAGCCGGCCGTGCCGTCCGCTCCTTTGCCGGACGTCTGTGCGCTGCGCTGCAAGAGAGCGTCGTCATTGAGGATGCCCTGCGACACCTTGGCATGGACGCTCCGCACTTTGTCCATAGCGCCAATAATCTTTGTGAGCGACGCTGATGGATCGGAGGCTAGGTTTATTTGCTTAGCGTTAAGTCCGTCGAATACAGCGCTGACGTCCTTCTCGAAGAAGCGCATGCCTTGTGCCGCACCGGCAGCGTCGAACGTAACGCCTGTCTCAATGAAGTTGCTCTTATTGCCGCTCACGAACACCTCCAATGGTTAGTGTGACGCCTACGTGTTGCCTGCTTCGATCCGCTCCTGCTCATACTCAGCAGCAACGCGGTAGATAACATCGAGGCCGGCAATTACAGCAGCAGGCTGTTCGAGCCATCCTCCCGTAAAAGGCAAGCACCCGCGCTTTGACCACAAAAAAGCCGTGAACAAAGCCGAATACTCTGCCTGATACATCACCGGGCAGCATGGCGTCACTACGCCTGTTACCCATTCCGCTTCGCCGTGGCACCCGTCTTCCGGCATCTTGCCCATGTTTGATAGCGGGCATCTTGAGCATGTCTTCTCTTGCGAGAGCCATACATGGGCAGCGGTCGCTATTTTTTTTCGTCTATCTCCGCCGCAGCCAGTATAGCCTCAACAGCGACATTGACACAACTGAAATAAATCGTGGCGGTATCTTCGTCGGTGATGTCCGCCTTCTTCATATCCGAAGGAGTAATAGCCTTGCCCTTGACAGTAAGAGAGGCGAAGCAATTATCGAACACGAACTCTGCCATGGCTATGCGCCCGGCAAAGGACTCGTCGGTGCCAGCGTCCAGCAGCTTATACCGCACTGCGTTAGTTACCGGGTTGAGCGTACCTTCAATGGCATGCTCCTTATCTTTTACTTTGACTACCGTGGTTTTCAAAAACTTCATGTTAGCTCCTTTTTATTTATAGAGAGGCCGTCCATCACGGCCTCTCTTAATACATTAAGTGAAGGCGAGAGAGAACTGGTTGTTTGCAGCAGACTCAAACAGTCCGTACGTCACATCCAGCAGATCGCGCTCCGCCCGTTCATTATACGCAACAGCCGTGCGCCCAGCTTTCGGGGCGTGGAAAGTAAGGATGTTCCCCGCTCCTTGTGAGGTAAAGGCCCCCGAGATCACTGCTGTCGTAGCAGCAGCAAGTGCTGTCCATTCCGCTGCCGTGCCCACGCTGTCTTTAGTGAGCGTCAGAGTTGGGTTCCGGTTAGCAACAGAGAACTGATGATCGCCAACAACGTAATGCTCTTGTACGTCATTGCCGAAGTCCATATTAAATGCTGCGGCTTTAATGGCGCCTCCGTCACTCACAACATCCAAGACATCGCCCACGATAGGGGAAGATGTGTCGTATGGAATAGTGGTGATGTCGCCCATAGCTGCTACAGTCGGTGCTGCGTAGGAGCCTTGGAATGTCAGGGTGGCCAAAAGCACATTGCCGATGGTCATGTTGACAGTACCTGTGCCAGCGCAGCCGGTGGCTTCGTATAGCATGCCGTCATGGAATACCCGCAGAGTCACGCCGGCCGCCAACGTAGCAGTAGTAGAGGACGGGGCAAAAGTAACGCTTGTGGTGGCTACCAGCGTAGCAGTAAGGCCGCAAGCTTCGAGCAACGGAGTGTATTCAGGAGCGGTGCCAGCAGTGCCGGAGCCCCGTAGTTCGACCTCAAGGTCAATCTGAATCATCTTCTTGCCGATAATATTCTGATCGTTGCCCATCGACCCTTTGATAACAGGCCGGGCAATGGAGGTCATGTTCGGTTGTACTTTGACTGAGCGTACCTTGACTGCCTGCATCGCCGGGTTAGTTGCGTTGGCCGTTATAGCTGTAGTCACATCCGTGACTGTGCTAGCGAATGTTTTTGTTGCGGTGAATGGGCTTGTGCCCTTGGTTGCCTCGCGGCCGCAAAATACCGCGCGGTCGAAAATTGTTGCTGCCGCCATGATTAACCTTCCTTACCAGATTTACTGGGTTTAGTTTCTTCTTTCTTAGGGGCCAGAGGCGAGCCAAAAGCATTCCCTTTATGAGGCGGCATTCCGCCGTTTTTCTTTTCAGTAGCCATTTGCTGCACTCCCTTCGTATAGTATTGTCACGGGCCTCACGGACATGCCGTAAGGAGCGAACTCTGTGCCCAGTCGCTGTGTCTCAGGATCAGGTACGACCCGCACACAGGTACTACTAAGAGTCGGGTTAGCGGCGAGAGCCTTCTTTACCGCGACATCTAAAGCTGTCAGCGCAGTGGACACAGATGTCCTGTCCATAACGCCCAGCATCAGCGACACTTGGAAGGTGACGTCAGCGAAGCCCGACGACTTCCAAACAAACCCAACTTCCGGTAAATCTTCTTCCACAATAACGCACGGATATTGCGTGTTAGGTATCGTGTCCAAAGCTTTGAACCGACGAAACACCTTTTTTACTACCGGTATGCCGGCCAGAACATTTATCAGTTCAACAACGATAGCCTCTCTGTTCATGCTCTACGCAGCCTGCGGGCTATCTGTAGTGGCCGCTCGATGTTCGTAAACAGTGTGTCCTGATTAAAATCGTAAATAGGAAGGTCAATGATCTTGTCCCACTCTTCCTGATAGAACCGCTGGTAACGTGCCGCTCTACGCGTGAACAAATCGCCGTTGGCGTCTGCATCACTAGCGAGCAAGGGCATGATGTAATGACTGATAGCTCGATAGCACACAAGATTGCGTAAGGCAGCTTTGTCCAGACTAGCCTCCTTAAGCGTAGGCAATACCGGATATTGTACATCAATGGCCGAACGAGTGAGCCCGTAGAAAGCGCCTATCGCCTGCGGCCACCACTCGTCAACAAGCCTCTGGAACACATCGTCTGAGGCCATGATCAACTGAGCACTGAATGTAGCTGGGCCGAAGGTCAGAATGTCCGGCTGGAATAGTGCGAGATCGGTGTCCGTGACGAAAGCCGTCGTTACTGCCATGGTGGTTTACTTATGCCTTCGTGACGCGACCGCAATCAAACATCTCTTGGGCCAGATCAGCGGCGATCTCGGCTACAAGGATGTGGAAGTCTTCGCCTTTCTGTTTAACGACCTCGTGCGTAAAGGTTATCCCCCACAGTGACTGAGTGTCGCCTACTGCAACGTCACAAAAAGGATATGCCGCGAGTACGCGGATTGGTTTTTCTGCTGCTTTAGCTGGTGCTTTAGCTGTTGCCATTATTTACTCTCCTTAGATTAAAGGGGCGGTTTCCCGCCCCTCCTAGTCGGGTCTAGTTGTTGATGGAAGGGAGCCTTGCCAAACCGCGACGGTTGAAGCTGGCGAAGTTGGTGTACTGCTTAACACGCCAGAGTTGAGCATCAGAGTTCGGCTGCTCTCCGATAGGAGTAACGCTGATACCAGCGTCAGTGCCTTCCGGATAAATACCAGAAATACCGATCTTTTTGGAACCGTCGTCGAAGACACCTGCATATACAGAGGTCAAAGCACCGGTGGTCAGAGCTGCGCCGTTGGCTGTTTCCGTAGTAGACAGGAAGCCATTTTTGAATACCGGGATATTTTCATACCCGATAGTGATACGGCCGTCAGGCAATGTGACCGCCCAATCAGCAGTAGTGCCGCCCAGAGCACGGAGCATTGCTTTGTAAGAACGGAAGGTGCGAGGAGCCATCATAATGAAATCGACTTCACCGTCTTTGGCGACAACCAAGTCCAACAGTTCGTCCAGCAAGGCGAAGCTAATAGCCTGTCCAGCAGAGGCGGTAGTGAACTGAGTGGCGTCAGTAAGGGTGTGAAGAGAATTCATCTCAGGAGCCGTGCCAGTACCAATAGCCATACCGATCTGGAACTTACGTCCGATGCCCTTGGCTTTGGAACTGATCTCGAACGCAGTTTGATCTACGCCAGCAGACTGTGATTCTGCTGCAACGAGGTTATCCATCTCGACATCACCGATCAGCTTAGTGGCTCGCACAGTAGTCTGAGCAGGAGCAGTGGTAGGTGTCTTATAGACAGTGCCGGCGGCAGCCAAGTTCTGACCAACAACAGCAGTAGCTACGATTGAATCAATGTTGCCCGGCTCGCGGTTGACGATTGCAGCCTGTCCGGTGTAAGATGTGAAGGGCAGAATAGAGTAGATTGGGTTTACCGTGATGATGTCCATCGCGACGCCCGCAGTGATTTCGTCGTTGATATAATTCGCTGCGACAGCAAGTGTTTGTGAGGCCATAGTGTTTCCTCCTAATGGCAAAAATAATTTACCACGCTGGAGACTCCCGGCCTCTTTAATGCATATGGTGGCTACGTTGGGAACCCGCCCATAAGAGGAAGCGCTCGCCTGCCGCTTCCAATATGCCCGGTAGTATCTTACGGCGCTTTTTGTTTGTCAACAGTATATTTAATTTGGTGTGTTCGCTGTCACTCTCTTACTCGTGTCTCGTCTCCGTCGCTTCTGCGCGGGAGAATGTGGCAGAAGGGAGAACGCCCGGCAAGGGGAGGGGAGGGTGCCGGGCGCTCAACTGGTTCTAGCCGCCGTTACGTGCTCTCAGCGCGGCCGCGATTCTTTCTGCTCCTGTGGTGTATGCTGCCGCATTGCTTCCGCCGGACTTGCCCGGAGCACCGCCGCCCTGACTTCCAGAGCCGCCGCCTTTGGGTTTGCACAGATGTGGTCGCGAGGCCAGAAATTCCTTCATTACGTGTGCCGGCGATGCTGCCGACCCGTTGTCAGTCAGGACAACCTGCCCGTCGCTGCCAATAATTTCAACGTCGCCGTTGTCATTGACGCCGAACTTATAGCTCGAACGAATAAGTGTCACGGCCTCTTGTGCATTGACGGCTTCTTCGCTTGAGCCTAGAAGCACGTTGTCAATTACTTGCTGCTCATAACGTGTCTTCCATGTATCGCCAAGCTTCTGTGATTGCTCAAGCTGGGCAGCCGTTCGGCGCTCATGCTCAGCAAGAAGTTCGTCGTACTTGCCCTTGTCCGCAAGCTGCTTGTTGTTCGCTTCCTGCTCTGCCTGCACAAGCATCTGGTATTTGTCCACGTCGATGCCTTCGAGCTTGTCTTCCATCTCTCGCAGCTTGCGGCGATAGTTGCCTGCTTCCGTGCGCGTAGCACGCAGGTCTTTCCGCAACCGCTCCGTGTCGTCGATGGCTCCGCCGGTGTCGCCTGTTCCTGCGTCACCCGTTCCTGCTGCCCCGCCTGCGCCAGTACCAGTATCGCCGTCGCCAGTACCAGTATCGCCGTCGCCGTCGCCGTCAGCGCCGCCAGCAATATATGGTACTAGGTCGCCGTCCGGCATACGCCAGTAACGACCCTCCCGTACCGGGATAGTATTCATTCCAACTTCCATCGTTGTTCTCCTTTCTCGATATATTCCCTTCCATCAGGGTGTGCTCTATATTCAGCGCGTACGCAGAATCTCTTTGGACAGCCCGACCTTAATCGAGGCTGCAAACTTGTTTGTGACTATACGGCGTTCTCTGTCACTGAGGCCAATAAACGGGCGGGCGGGCATGGGCCGATTACGCCGGCCTTGGTTGAGTATGTTCGCCAATCCTTTGTGTCGCGATACGCCAATCGTTACCGTGGCCTTTGCGCCCTTTTGTGCGCTGGCCCAGTACCGCAACGAGTTGAGCATGCTGCCGGATAAATACAGGTTGGCTTTCGGCGGACTGACGGAACCAGTCGGTATTGGTTTAACGTCCGGCCCCAGCGCCTTCTTGCCTCTGGCACTGCGGGAGGCAGACGCGCCGACGGCCCTTGCCTTACGTGCTGCATAGGAAGAATTCTTGGCGAGCGTGTCGGGCCGTGCTGCAAGCATGCGCGTAGTTGTCCCTGTGCCAGAAGCATTGGAACCACGCCGGGGACGTGCGGCCTCGCCGCGCTTCACAGAGTCCTTGGTACTCAGTGGCGCGAAGGGCTGTCCGTATATGTCCCGTCCGCCGAGCGTGCGCTTACGGATTGTGTCCACCATATACTGCCCAATGTTCTTGAAGGGTGCGCTATTGCCTTTGATATTCTCGACGTACAGTCGCATGGCCTCCAGCTTCCGATTGGTCTTGGCAATGCTTTTCGGGTCTATGTGGAACTGAAACAGCGGCGGGTGCTTTATGGCCCCGTGCCGGGTGGTCACGGTAGGCGCCGGGATGTCTGCGCGGGGCGGGAATTGTGCCCTCAGTCCCGGCAGGGTTCTTACGTCCCGAACATTGTCCCCGGAGAAATTAAAATTAAATAGCGAGGCCATGGGCTAAGGGCGAACCCCGGAACTCACCGCTGGAGAGCCTGCGTTTGCTGATGCTCCATCCTCAATGCTCTTGTTGCGGGCGATCTGCCCCGCAGCAGTCGTCTCGACGACACTGACCCCATTCATGCCGCCGACTGCCGTGAGCTTGCTGGCAGGCGGGACGTACGGCTGCTTCTCAATATCTGCCTCAGCAGTGTCGATCTCGTCACGGGAGTAGCCTAAGTCACTCAGAGAACGAGAGGCCAGAGAACGCTGCACCATCTTATCATATACCGGACTGATGATGATTTCTTTTGCCCGCATGGCGGTATCGAGATCGGCAACCACATCACGGATTCCGAACTTGCGAGGATAGCGCACGGCAACCTGTGTTGTATCAAGTTTCTCCCACAAAAGTGCTAGGCGCATGATGGCTGTCTCTGCGTGCTCCATCGTGGTGGCCTTATCGGCGAGGATGGCGTTGAGCTGCTGGAACTTAATTTCCAGTGCCTGCCCGCTGAATGCTGCTGACCCTTGACGCTGGGTCGTTGATCCTTCGCCCATCTTGGCGACAGCGCGGATATCGAGCACGGCCTGTCCCCGCCAATCAAGAATACGTTGCAGGCTGGCATGCCCCGGCTCTACCCACCGGTGCCCGACGCCGTCAGTAATATCCCGCTCCAGTACATTGCCGGTGCCCGCGATCACATCGTCGTTGCTCCTGCCGGACATGGCGTCGATAGGTACTTCCAAGAAAGGAAATGCTGTGCGCTCAATGATCTCCAGCGCAGCACTGTCCAGTCGATAGATGTGCTTGTTGATGTCGGCGATGTCGGCGAGGTCAGAGATGCCGGACATCTCGTCAAATGAATCCTTGTTCGGGATAAGCGCAAAGGGAATTATTCCCAGTGGGTTTATTCCTTCTTCGAGGAGCTCTGGCGGCTGTTCGCGGCCATTGACGCCATCGACCGACCATAGTTCCCATGAATCACGGTGCCATATACGGAACACCTCAACGGACTCGTCCAACTCTTTTTCTCTCAGTGCAAGCTCAGACAACAGGGCGGGGCCAACATAATTTGTCTCGAACTTCCAGTTCACAATATGTTGCGGGGAGTATTGTGTGATGTACGGGCGCACACCAAGCTCAAGTTCTTGCGCCCGGTTTACGGCATCTGGTGCCAACGGCTTATCCACAATGACACCCATGAACCCGAAGACACTGGCCCATTTACTTGTCTCCCGCATAACTACCGGCAGGCTGCGCCCGCGCATGTCGGCGTTGTCACTGAACGCTTCCATGGCTTTATTGGTATCGGCCCCGGCCCCGAACGCCCGCTGTGGTTTCTCCCTAAACAAATATGCTGACAGTACGTCCACAATAGGCGCGCTGTAATTAGTGTACACTGCTTCCTTGACCCTGCGGGCATAGTCGCGCTTGCCTTCCTGACTGTGCCGAATGAGGTAGTTGCCGGAAGCATACTCTGCCCCGCCGACATAACTGCGACGGTACAGCTCATACCGGTCATCCATGGCATTGCGGTCACTGTGACCCTTTAATACATCCTGTACGTATTCGACCGATAACGCCATATTTATCCCCCTGCGCAGAGCGCGGAAACTGCATTATACATGGTGGCCGCCGTTGTGCAACTCATCAGTACCACTGCCTCAGCGCAGCTACTTTGTTGGTGATAGGATTCTCGACCTCTATGTAATAAGTAAGTGAGTCTGCCTGATGGTCGAGACCATCATGTTTGGTGAACCCCTCGTATGTCGACATGAGCAGAGACTTAATCAGATGGGTGCAGCGCGGATCGACCACGACCATATCATTACGGAACATGTTGTTGGCTGCATTATAGCGATCCCGACGGGCAGGAGTCCGCCGGCGCGCACGTATCTGGAACGGCTGTGGGGGCCGCCGCAGCCGTTCGCCCGCCTGCTGCAAAATGGCAATGTCTGTTTGCCCGACTTGGGCAGAGGACTTACGCTGCACTCCACTTGGATCAGGATAAAATGTGGTCAGCCTGCCGCGTGATTGCTTCCACACCTCGTCGGCCAATTCATAAGTGTCGTGCCCGCCGGACAGATGGACTTCGTTGAACACGTGCATCTTCCCTTCTTTGTCCACAAAGAACAGCACAGCACAGGCCGGATCGAAGTTGAAGTCCACCCCGGCAAAAATCTCTACTCCGGCGGGCACGCGCACGGGCCGTACGTGCTTGTCCTTATCGAACGAACCATAGATGCGCCCGGAGCTCATGTTCACCAGTTTGCCGTGGATGTATGCGGCGGCTGTCTTGGTGTCATAAGCCGCCAGCAATGTTTTCACAAACTCAGGGGGGAGCGCCTTGTTCTCCAGCGTGCTCGCCTGATATACGCCGATATCAAAGTCCTTCTTCCGCTCCCCCTCCAGAACATCGTATGCCCAACCAGCGACACCGTCCTCCGGGGTTCCGGCCAAGAATAACTCCCGATGTTTGGCGTGCGGGTCACGGAGACGTGATAGCAATACCTCGATAACCTCGTACTTTAACTGGAACGCTTCGTCGGCATAGGCCGCCGCCAAGTTCGAGCCCTTCAAGGAGTCGGGCACATCGCCGGAGCCGATCCATATATGCCCGGTGCGTCCGCGCATATATACTTCCAGCATGGCATCTGCCCGCGAATATGAGTATCGGATACGGCGGCCGTCCAGAAGGTTCAGGACAGTAGGGATGATCGTGCGTTTGGCCTGCCTATAACTGGGGCTTACCAGCATCACTGGGACAGGGGAGTTGTGGAGGGCAGAGGCGATGACCCGCTTGCCGAGGATGTTCGACTTGCCCGAGCCGTAGCCTGCCAAAAAAGCCTTGATGAAGTTCTTTGATTCCCAGCAGGCACGCTGCGTGGGCCACATGCCGCCCCGCTGAACAAGCCCTGCCTCAGAAAGTACGGGATCGGCAGTGCGCCACAGGCCCATTCTTATCCTTCCTTGCGCGCGGCTTTCTCGCGGCGGTCACGGGCCATGATTGCACGGCACCCTGCCACATATTCCTTGGCGTGGGCGGGACAAAAACAACTGCCCGGCTTAACTTCCTTTCGGCATTCTTCTCCAAACAAGCCGCAGCACACGCGAGCCTTCTGCTCGGTCATAGGAACTCCTCGTCAAACTCGGTCTCAGAAAGATCGACGCCGCCGCCGCCCCATTCAGCAGGGTTGCGTAGTTTCAGTATCTCCAGATATTTTCTGTAGGTGGCCCCCTCGGCCAAGTTCAAGGATAGAATCTGGTCGTAGATGTAGGAGGCTTGGGCTTTCTTCAGTAAAGTGATGGCCCAAACAAAGGGGGCCTTGCCTCGCCCGGCGTCGGCCGACCATAGGCGGTAGGTGGCTTCGCTCACACCGGCAAGTTCCAGAGCTACGCTCAACGGACTGCCCTGCTCAACGTACTCTGCCAATAGCTTCACAACCTTTGCTTCACATACAGTAAAGCACTCGGGCGTCAGCCCACTGTCTGTCGTCCACGTCCGGCAAGTGTCAGGGTTAATAGCTTTGGGTAGGGCCATGAGGCGGCACAATGCACTACCCCTTGTGGTTTAGTCAAGTTAAAATGCTGTGGGTGGGGTGGGAGGGGCAAAGGAAATTTTGAAACGGGGGGTAGGCGGTTAGGGGGTGGGGTGTTGTGGGATGGGTGGATG